TGGATTCGGAGGGACAGGCATGAGCCCGATCAAGCCGCCGACGATGGTACGTTCGAGGTCACAATTGGGCAGCGCCTACGCGCCGCACCATCCCTTCACCTTTGAAGGCGGCGAGGGTGCCTGTATGACGGTTCCGTGGAGCGGGAATCGCGACGCCGCACTCAAGGAGATCACGAAGCGGACCATTGCCGAGCAGATCCAGGAATATTGTGAGGCATGGGCCGCGCGCGCGACACAGGGCACCGGGTTGAGACATCCGGTCGATCTGACGCAGGCGGTCGACCAGTCCATGATCAGCGGCGGCGCCGTTCGTGTCAGGTACGGTGACCTGGTTTTCCAGACTCCGGAGATCGTCGGATACGTCCCCTTCCCGCTCGCCTTCGTCTGCAAAAGGTGCGGGCTGCATCGGAGCTGCGACTCACTCAAGACGGCGGAAAAGGAATTTGCGAATTTTCACGCCGCCTGCCCAAACGACAGGCAGGGTTGTGCGAACGACTGGCAACAGATTGATGTAGTGATGGCGCACTGGTCCGGCGACCTTGAACCGCTCACTCCTTCCTATCGTCACTGGCATGCGTCGCAAGGAGGGCCTCCCGGCGCCGGAGAGATTCGCACCATCTCTACATGCATGTCCTGTAGCGGGGATAGATTCTACCTCAAGCGGCCGCCGGGCAGCTTCGCGGGATGGCATTTCGAGTGCGTCTCCTGCCACACTGTACGTCCGATCCTGCAACGCGACAGGCGCACGCTTGAGTTGCTTGGTCCGCTGCTCCAGGCCGGTCAGACTACGCAGGCGTTTCCGGCCGAGATCAACATGGAGCCTATTTCTTACAGGGCGTCCGCTGCACACTACACACACGGCGACCAACTGTTGGTATTCGACGAGGACCGCTGGCTCGGGCTCCTGGCGGAATCGCGTATTCAGGAGCTCTGCGGCTTCTTGGCGACCCAATATGGCTACCCAACGACGCAGCTTTCCGACGCTGAGCGCGAGCGTATCCTGCGGGAACAAGGCAGACACCAGGAATGGGTGAACTACAAAGGGTCGCGCGATGTACTGAGAATGGTCGAAAACACTCCCGGCGCAACGCAGCAGATGCTGGACGGTCTTCGCGGGACGCTGCAACAGGCCGAGAAGGACTGGAACGAAACGGTGTTCGCGGGACGCCAGCAGGCTGCACCGGGCATTTTGGAGGCCTGCACTGCGCGCAGCCGGTGGATTCGCCGGTACGATTTTGTGCGAATGGCCGCCGAACATAAGACACTGGAGGAAGAGAAGCTGCACGGCGGACGGGAGATCGGGGACGGCAAGAAGGTCTCGGTCGATGTGCGCGTCCTTGACCCGTTCCTCAAGCCGGACGGCCTTTCCCCCGCCGACGAGGCACGGATGCTGGAGCAGGTCTCCCGGCGCCTCGACCTGCTCGGCATCGCGGAGATGCGACTAGTGCGCAACGTGGGTGTCTGTGAGTACACCTTCGGCTACACGCGCACCGAATCCAAACCAACAGTGCAGCGCGACAAGCTACAAGGCGCGGAGATGCCGGTGAAGCTGCGCCTGCATGGCCGAGTAAAGGTTCGAGACGGCGCGGCCCATCCGGTTCTGTGCATTGAACAGTCGAACGAGGGATTCTATGTCCGCCTCGACGAGGCGATTGTGCTGGAATGGCTGACGCGGAACGGCGTCGCCGTCCCCGCGGCGGGTCCCGACGTGGCGCTTGGTGGGCGCTTGATCGAGGACTTTGCCGACGCACAGAACGACAACGCATCGAGGTTCTCGCGCTTCCTCGACGAGTACCGTCGGGACCGCTCCGTTCCCAGACGGGCGGCAGCCTACGTCTTCACCCTGTTGCACACGGCGGCCCACCACCTGATCACGGTAGCATCGGCGATGTCGGGCCTCGATCTAAGCTCGTTCGGCGAACACCTGTTCGTGCCCGACCTCGCCTTTCTCGTCTACCGGCGCGGTACAACGATGGACCTCGGCAACCTGTCGTCCATGTGGCGCGAGCGTGGCCACCCCTCATTCGGCAACGACGTGCTGGACAGGATGGTCAACCCCTCCAGCTTGCGCTGCGGGTCGGAGAGCGTCTGCAACCAGCGGGGCGGGGCATGCCCCGATTGCTTGCTCATCCCGGAATCGGCCTGCCTGACTCGCAACGAGTTGCTCTCCCGGTCGGTACTGATCGGCCGAGGGTTGCCTCGGTGGGATGACGTGCGTACGTCGATCATCGGCTACTTCGAGATCGCCGCCGAGCGCGCTCTAGCAAACGCGCCTTGACCTCCGGCAACGGCATTGGCGACGCGATGGCAAGGTCGCTCGTGGCCTGCCTCGGCACGGACTGCTCGGCCGCAGCAGCACTGGCCGCTGCTGCGGATCTGCGCCGAGGTGGCATTCTGGATGAAAGCAACCTTCGCGGCGTCCCACTGGGTTCGCTACGGCGTGCCGCTGCCGATTTTGAGCGGCGCGGCTGGCTGGTCAATCAGGGCGAGGCATGGCACGTCCCTGCCTTCGGAATGCCGGACACCGCACCAGCCTTCCTCGCCGGTATGGCCGCAATGCGCGGCCCTGCCGCCGATGAGGAGGCGGCGTTGACGGCCGTGACTCTGCCGCCGCCCCCAAGCGCCATCGCGGCCGCCCTGCCGGCCACCGGACACAGCTACGCGTCCCTGGTCTCCACTGAGGACGCCATGGCACCCGTGGCTGCCGCCGCGTTGATACGGCTGACCGTGATGACGCCGTTCCTAAGCAAGGGGGGTTGGATTTCGCAATCAGTCTATTCGAGCGGTCGGCAGCCGCAACGAGAACACTCGCGGTGCGTGGGACCAGCGCCACACGGGCGGCGCTGCGCCCGGAGCGGGATCGGCTCCAATCCTTGGGGGTGACCATCCTGGATTGCTTGCTTCCAACTGCGGACGGCTACGAGACATTCCACGCGAAGGTTGTCCTCGCGGACGATCGGCTCGCCTACGTCGGCAGTGCAAACCTGCTGGCCCAGTTGCACCATCTCATGGAGCTGGGCAGTGTGCTGCAGGGACGGGCTGCTAGGGTGGTCGCCAGTGTCGTGCGTGCCGTCGAGGCTGTATCACCGCCTTGGAATTGGCAACGATGACGCGCATTGACCTCCCTACGGATGTGTCCGCGCCTGACGTTTCCGCCAGTGTAGCGCCTCCCCCTAATCGCAGCGTGCTGGAGGCCACGCGGGCGCTCGATGGAATCCTTAAGTTCTATCGCCCCCTCGCCGGCCAAATTCGCTCCAAGGCCGAGTGCCTCCGCTTGATTGACGGGAGGGGGCCCGCTGGCGTGCTTGAGGCGCTGGCTGGGTTGTCCCCGGAATGGGCCGATCACGCTATCGCTAGCGTCTACGCGATCCTGATGCCGCACACCCGCCGAAAGGCGCTAGGTGCCTACTTCACCCCGCCTCACTTGGTTGACCACCTCCTCTGGAGGATGGCCGAGCTGGGCGTGGACATCGCGCGCCATCGGATACGGGATCCAGCGGCGGGCGGTGCCGCATTCCTTGTTCCGCTCGCACGACGCATGGTCGCCCGGTGGCGCGCCGAGGGACTGACAGACCGTGGAATTGCCTCAATGCTGCAAAGACGTCTGCTTGGCACGGAGATCGATCGAGGCCTAGCTGATATCGCAAACGCCCTGCTGCGACGAATGCTGGTCCGTGAGTGGGGATTCCGCCCAAGTGCCGTCAAGGATCTCGAGATAGTACGGACGGCGGACGCTCTATCCCTGCGCGCTTTTGGGGATCGGGCCGATCATGAAGTGGGCAACCCCCCGTATCGTCGCCTGGCCGCTGACGAACATGCGGCCATGCGCGAGCGGTTCGCGGATATTGCTTCGGGTCGATTGAATCTTTACGCGATGTTCGTTCGGCGCGCGGTCGCCGAGATGCCGGCCGGCGGCCTCGTGGGGCATCTGGTTCCGGCATCCTTCCTGGGTGGTCCGGAGTTCTCAGCGTTCCGCCGACGCATGCTGGAGCTGGCCGAACTACTTGTAGTGGACCTCGTCGAAAAACGAACCGATGTGTTCGTAGACGCAATCCAGGATGCGTGCTTCGTGGTGCTGCGCCGACGGGACAGGGAGACGAGGGGCGCGGCAGGCTGGGCGTCCAGCGGAGTCCTGCGCGCCGACGGGCATTTCGCAGCCAACGGGGATATGCGACTCGCCGCGGATGGAACCCCATGGCATCTGCCCGGACTCGATGCGCAATTCGCCACCACCCTGACGGACTGGGGCTATCGCGCGTCGGTTGGCTACCTCGTGCCCTTCCGCCAAGCCGCGCGGATGCACGACCGCCCAGGCGAGGGACGCTTGCCGCTGATCTGGGCAGGGGCAGTAGGTCCAGATGGCACCTTCGACCATGCCCGCGGCGCATCGGCGAAGCGGTTAGGCTGGGTCTCCGTTCCACCGGATGCTCGCTACGTAGTGCGCGAGCCCTGCGTCGTGGTTCAAAGAACATCTTCGCGCAACCAGCGCAGGCGGGTTGCCGCCGCCGCCGTGCCGGAGGCGTTCATGCGGCGCCACGGCGGTCTCGTGGGCGAAAACCACGTGCTGCTGCTAGTGCGCTCACATCCGGACGCGCCACCGCCGGAAGTGCTTGCGGAGGCGCTAAACAACCCTTCCGTCAGCCGCGCGATGAACCGGGTTTGCGGGTCCGCCAGCATTCCTGTCGGCGCGATTAAGAGGCTGCGGCTACCGTCGCCGACTGCACCTGGTCTGGGAGAAGCGGGCTGGTCTTCCGGGTCCACAATCAGTAGTCATCATGGCCAAACGACTGCCGTGCCAAACCCCACCGACGGGGCCACCTGCGGCTGATCGGTAATCAGCACATAGTCGACCTGGATCTTCAGGAGATAGCCGCTGACCAGCCCCTCCGACCGCGTCGCGGTCAGTAGCAGCGTATAGCGGCGCGTCGGCTGCCCTGCGGCCAGCGTGAATGTGACAATCCCGGCAGCGAACGACAGAGCGGAGATCGTCAACTCGCCGGTGCCCGAAGGCGCAGCGGCGAGCGACAACGAACTCAGCACCTGCGCATCGAGCGGGTCGATTTCGTGGCGATACCCCTTGATGGCAGTTGGCAGTTTCGACGGGAGCCAGATCGGCTCGCGCCCGACCGGAACGCCGCGTAGCGTGCCCCACATGCTACCACCTCACGACGCACAGACCGGCCGCACCGGCCGCGCCGTTCTGCGCCGTCGTGCCCACGCCTCCAGTGCCCGCGCCAGATGCGCCCCCGCCTGGAAAATAGCCCGCTATCCCGACGCCAGTCGCCGTGTCGTTGCACCCGCCAGACAGAGGCCCATTGCCGCCGAAGCCGCCCCAGACGCCGCCGACCAACCCGGTGTTGCCCTGCCCCGTGCCGCCATTGCCACCGTCGCCGCCATACAGGTTGACGTCTCCGCCGGATCCGACGCCGGCCTTGTTCCCAAACACCGGAATGCTAGTCGTGCTTGAGACGCTGACGACGCCGCCGCTCGCACTGACGGTGGCAAACCCTGCTCCCGCGAAGCTGGTGGCGCCGCCGGCCCCAGGCGCGGCCGGAGCGGTCGTCCCGGCAGTCCCGCCGGCCCCAATCGTCAGCGTGATCGACGCACCAGGCGTCAGGCCAGACAGGCGCTTTCGCGCGTAACCACCGCCCGATCCGCCGCCGCCGGGGATACCCGGGACCGATGCCCAGGAGCCGGAACCACCACCCCACACCTCGACGTCGAGGGCGGTGACGCCTGCTGGCACGGTGAACGTTGCAGATGCGCTGAAAGTCTGCACGCCGTGCGGGACAGCGCCGATCAGCGCCTGGATCGCCAGCAGGACCTGGTTGAACACCGTCCCCGTGGTGTCGGCGGCAATGCTCGCCGCGGCCAGGATCGACATCAGCTCTTCCTGGAGCATGTTGACGAACCAGTAGCGGACGCGCGTCGCCGGCGAGATGCCCGGCACCGCAGGCCCGAAATACCCCGTTGTGCCGGTCAGCGCCGGCGGCGCCGGCAGCGAGGCCACCGCCGTCGGGTCGATGATTCTTTGCATAAGAGTTTCCAGTCAGGAGAAGAAGGGCAGGAGCGGCGCACGGCTCGCGGTCAGATCACCAGCGGTAGCTGAGAGCCATCGCGAACACGTCGCCGCCAAGCGCGGTGCCAACGATGCCCGAGGACACGGTCGTTACGGCAAATTCAAGCTCGCCGGTGACCGCGGGATTGATGCCCGGCGCAAGCACAAGGGCGCCCGCAGTGTTGTTCGTGTAGAGCGGGAGGGCGTACGTTGTTCCCTGGTTGGTGCAGGTAACAAGCAAGCAATACGTCCCTGGCGCTATGGTCACAGACGGGGAAAAATCAAACTCCAGCGTCTGACCGGTCGTCCCCGACGCGACAACGACTGCGGACGTGCCCGCGACCGCGCCAAGGGTCGCGCCCGAGCTGATCGTTGCGATGTTCGCGACATACGAGCCGCCGTTCACAAGCGCCTCGAAGGCCGCATAAAGCTGCATGATGACCAGGGTGTCCGTTGTGACGATCTCCTGACCCTTGGTCGCGTACGCGCCGCTGGAGGTGCTGACGCCATTGCCGAGCGCGATCGTTGCCTGCCGCGGCTGCACCGCGATCGTGCCGCTGCCGATCGTCAAGCTGGGATCCACGGCAAGGGCGCCAGGGACCGCCGCCGCCGTGCCGGCGTTGCCCATCAGCGACCCGCCAGCGATCGTCGCGAGGCTGACCGTGCTGCCGCTGGCCGTCAGGCCGGAACCGGAGCTGGTGATGACGCCGGTCACCGACAGTGTGCCCGAGACCGACAGCGACAGATTCGCGCCGATCGCAAGCGCACCCGGGACGGCAGCGACCGTGCCAGCGTTGCCCATCAGCGATCCGGCGGCAATCGTCGCAAGGCTCGCGGAGCCGCTGCTCAACGCCAGGCCGGAGCCAACGCCGGTGATGACGCCGGTTGCCGACAGCGTTCCCGAGGTCGACAGCGACAGGTTGGCACCGATGGCGAGCGCACCCGGAACGGCAGCGACCGAGCCGGCGTTGCCCATCAGCGATCCGGCGGCGATCGTCGCGAGGCTCGCCGAGCCGCCGCTCAACGCCAGGCCGGAGCCAATGCCGGTGATGACGCCGGTGACCGACAGCGTGCCCGAAACCGACAGCGACAGGTTGGTGCCGATGGTGACTGCAGCGAACGTCGTGCCGGTGCCCGACAGCAACTCCGCCGAGGGCGGGGTGACATTCCCAAAGGCCAAATTAAGTGCCGCGGCAGTCAGCGTCTGCCCGGCCGTAAAACTGCTCATGCCAACTCACAAAAATCGAGGATGTCGGAACCGGGCACGTCGAGAACAAACACGGGGCCGGAGAACACGAAAAGCACCAACGTCCCGGCCGGCGCGTCTTGCGTAATGCGGCACACCAGTTCGCCGGCGTCATAGGTTTCCAGCGGATCGTCCGCGCTGGATTCATCGACTGAGAAATAGAAAGTCGTGATCCCCGGAGCGTTCACCTGCCAGATGAATGCCCACTCCGGTTCAAGCAGCGGTTCGTCGCAAGGCATGTCCACGGTGTACGGCGAGAACTCGGTAATGGTGATTGTGAACCCGAGCGCCGCCGCCAGCGCGATGAAATACGCCGTGGTCAGCGCACCCCGCGCGCCGAACTTTGCCCGCACCGCGGCCCGGCGCTGCTCGATCGAGGGATTCGGCGCTGTGCACGGGTCAGGCAGGCCGAGCGAGTTCTCCCACTCCACCAGCAAGTTCTGTGTCGTTGCCGGGCTCGCGTCGATCAGCACCTGCGCCGCCGCCGCGGTGCTGCTTGTATAGGTCGGCGCCAGCGCCAGCATGACCGCCAACAGCGTGGACGCGGGATCGCGGCGCCAGACGCGGCCCGTGGGCAACAGCCGCAGCATCGCCTGCTGATAGTCGGCGTCGCCAAATGCAGGAGGCGTCGGCATCAGGAATAGGTGACCGTTCCGAGGGTGAACAGGTAGCCGGCCGCCGACGTGATCGGCCACGACGATGGCGTGGTAATCGCGAACGATGGCAGACCGCCGATGGCGGTGATCGCCGCGGCGCAGTCGCTCTGCTCGATCGACGTGGTTGCGAGCGGGCTGTCCTTTTGCAGGAACAGCGTCGTCAGCGCGGCCGACACCTGCGCCTGCTGCGCACTCGAAATCCCGGACAGGCCGGCGAGCGTGAACGCCTGCGTCGAGGCCTGCGGCGCGACGGCATAGACCAGCATCGTCACCGCGCGCAGCGCATAGAGGAAATTCGCCACCGCGAGCTGATCGCCGGTCGCAGCGGTGTCACGGGTCTCCGCCGCGGCGACGCCGTTCGTTCCCTGCGGGAAGCCGCCATACGCAGCCTCCGACACGTCCATCATGAAGAACACCGTGACGGTGCCGGCCCCGGCGATCCACGGCGCGCACCATGCGCGGGTGACGCCGGTCACCTGCAACGCCCAGGTCACGAAATCCGCCTGGTTCCCGCCGTGCGGCGGTGCCGCGTAGCTCTCCTGCATGCGGGTCCGCAGCGGACCGTCCGTCTCCAGGTCGGCGCCCCCGGTAATCGCGGCCGTCGCAGCGCCGGTCGCGTTGATGCCGCCGATCGACACGCCCAACTCCAGCGGCGTGCCGCTGTCGGTGTTGCCGTTCGATCCCGCCACCAGGGCAACCACGGTCACCGCGACCGACCCGCCGCCGCCAACCGTCGCGTCCGCAATCGTGGCGTACTGGACGCCATCGCCTCGGCTGCAAATCGTCCCCGCTGGCAAAGGGGTGTTGACCATGCCCGGCCAGGCCGCAGGGCCGGAGGCGAAGGTCGGTGCCTCGCGCAACACCGGGGTCGGCGCCATCGCCGCCCACCCCTCCAGGTATTCGCCGGTCGAGGTGAACGGGGTCGATTGCAGGGAGATCCAGTCGAGGTAGCCGTAATGCAGATAGGCGAGGCCGGCCTGCACCCAGGCCAGCACGCGCAGCACGGCCCTGCGCAGGAATCCGTCGGCGTTCGGCAGATCGGACGCGGTGATGTCCTGCATCGCCTGCGCGCGAAGTGCAGTGAGGGTCGGCCTTGGAAATGGCACAGATCAGGATTCCTGCGACCAAGCGTAGCTGTAGAGGTTCGGCACGCCGTTCGCCGTGATGGTGACAATCGCGCCGATGCCGCCCGGCCCTGTGAAAAACGGCTGCGCATCCACCGCCGAAGCAACGCCATCGGTAATCATCCAGGCGTGGCATTGGATGATCTGGTCGCGCAGCCAGTTCAGAGTGTCTTGCGTGCGCGGCCGGGCGAAAGCCTGGTAGATTTTCGAGCCGATACGATCGTCCGGGATCACGGCGAGGGTCGGGTCCTCCAACGCCGCATAGGTGTCGATCCAACAGCCGTGCGGATCGGTGTCGAACACGATGTCGCCGGGATCGACCTGGGCATCGGTGAACATGCTGATGAGCGAAGCCGTTTCCAGATCGTACCCCAGCTCCAGCCCGGCGCCGAGCATGTTGAGGTCGCCCGTCCCTGTGGTCGGGTCCCAGACGATGCGAATGTCGCCCACCGTGCTAACCGCCTCTCGACGGATGACGCATCGCGTTCGCTTCGCGACCGCTTGCAAGATGCGTCATCAGGTGTTGGCCGTTGGCGCGGTGGTGCCTGCGGCAGCGGTGCCCTCGCCGTGCTTGTGCGTCTGCAAACCGACCTGGTCGGCGCCGCCATAGCCCGCGATGACCGCGCCGGTGACGTGCAGATCGCCGGCGATCGTCATGGGGTTGCCCGCGCAGGCGACCGAGGGACCGCCGGCGGTCAGCCAGACATAAGCGCCCCGGAGATCGTACAGCGCGGCATCGCCCACGCCGAGGTTCCGCAGCCGATAGGTCTGGTGACCGCCGGCGATCGCCAGGGACTTCGCCCGGTCACCGTCGAGGAACGCCAGATGCAGGTCGGTGCCGATCGGCGGCGAG